GGCGTTTCTTAGCACCCCCAGCCATAGAGCGTTTAGATTTCTTAGAAGCTTTTTTAGAAGCTTTAGAAGCCTTGGATTTCTTGGATCGGCGTTTCTTAGCACCACCAGCCATAGAGCGTTTAGATTTCTTAGAAGCTTTTTTAGAAGCTTTAGAAGCCTTGGATTTCTTAGATCGGCGTTTCTTGGCACCACCTTCTTGTTTTGGTTCGGAAGGAGCAGGGTGTCCTGGACTATGTTCTCCACCTTTCATAGAATATCTCTTGGAAGCACGTTTAGATTTCTTAGAACCTTTCTTAGAACCTTTCTTAGAACGTCGTTTCTTAGCACCTCCTGCTTGTCCATTTTCATCTAATTTAAGAGGGCGACCCATAGATTTGTGTTTACGTACTCCAACTGAAGCTAAATCAACATTTAATTCTTCTTGCATAATATATATATATATATATAAATAAGATAAAAATTATATTTTATATATATATTTTTTTAAATAAATATTTAAATAGAATTATATATTTTATATTAATGATTAACGAAAATACTTTAACAGCAAATCCAAATTATCGAGACATATCAACAAACAATGATTATAAAAACACAAAATTAGATATATTAAATAAATCAAATAATAAAGTATTAATAAATGATATAACAATAGATGGTCAAACGAAACAATATTCGAGAAAAAATTATAATATATCAGAAACCCTATCATATCAACCACAGAGAATTGAACAAATAAATAATGATATATCAAATGAAATTAACAAAATAAATGGATCTGATAATGAAGAAAAAACAACTGCAAATGAGTATAAATATAGAATAACAAGAGTAAATATAGATAGTAAAAACCGGAACACAATACCAAAAAACATAATATCAAATAATAGTTATTCGGTACTGACAAATCCATTTACATTAAAAAAAAATTCAAATATAATCCAAATAACATATCCAAATCATGGGTTATTAACAAATGACAAAATAACAATATCAAATGTTAATGGTTCTGAATTTTTTTTAAGAGAATTAAATATAACAAAAGATTCAACATATGTAAAAATAAATCATCCAGACCATAATATGAATCCATTTGATCTATCTAAAATATATATAAACTATCAGATTCAAATATCGGGAATAACAAACAATGGTTTAACATATATTGGTAACGTTCCATTAAATGTATTAAATGGATATCAAACTATTTATTTTAATACAGATAATAGTTTAACATATGATGTAAATTTTTATTATATAAAAATTCCAGTAATACCAAATTCATCTATAACATATTCAAATAGTTTTAAAATAAAATATCGTCATTTATATGGAATACCATTATCATCAATAAATGCAAATTATCCAGTAAATGCGATGCAATTAAATGGATTTTATATTGTAAATAATATATTAGACATAAATAATTTTGACATAATATGTGATTATATTGCTAATACAACAATATCATTATGTGGTGGTGATAATATATCAATAAATAAAATTACAGATTATATTGAAGGATATCCAAATAACAATCATTATATTATAAGTTTAAATAAAACATTTTATAATGTAAATAAATTAAGATTGATTTCCACTGAATTCCCAAATACAGATAAAATTATAAGAGATACACCGGCATTACGTCAAAATAATTTATTATATTGGCAGATATTGGGAGATGGTGAAACAATATATAATATATCAGTAACACCAGGAAATTATAATATTACTGATCTAATTAATGAAATAAATGATAAAATTAGTAATGTAAGTATCATAAATAATAATATTACAAGTACATCAACATATAGTTATTCATCATCATTCAGTTCAAAAGTATCAATCAATATAAATAGTAATATATTTATGATACAGTTTTTTGGTACACTAACAATCCAAAATCCATTTAATTTCACTATTAGTCCGTCTAATTCAAATATTTATTTTTTAGAAGTAAATCATCCAAATCATTTATTACAAGTAGGAACTCAAATAACAATCCAAAACTCAACACCAATAGGTGTTATACCAGATAATGTTATCAATATAACTCAAACTATCAAATCAATTGTTGACGAAAATCATTATATTATACAATTACCACCGTTCAATATATTAAATAATAATAGTAATGTTACGTCAGGTGGTGGAATAGCAGTTCAAATTATATATCCATTAATTGGACGTTTATTATTAAATTATCCTGGAACAATGTGTAAATTATTAGGATTTCGAAATGTTGGAGATCAAGATTCAATTACACAATGGTCTTATAAAATTTCAAATAATACTCAATATGTTAATGATGTATTGGTAGATAATACGGGTGTACCATTAACGTCAAGTGTAATAACAAATTATATTAATTTAAATGGTGATAATTATCTTCTTATAGCAAATCCATTATTAAAAAACACTGTTGATACTGGGGGTATTAATGGTGTTTTTGCTAAAATTTTATTGGCCGGACCACCCGGTTATATTCTTTATAACCAATATATTCAATTGGGCGACGAACTTAATGAAGGTGTTCAATCTCTTTCTGAATTAGAATTCTATTTTTATGCTCAAGATGGCACATTATATGAATTTAATGGGTTGGACCATTCAATGACCATCGAAATTTATGAAAAAATTAATAATAATAGTAAACTTAATAATAATTCCCGTATTTAGGATATAAATTACAAAACTTTGTATAATATACGTGTTACAATCTTAATTCCATCATATTGATTCATTATAAATTTTATATAGTTTAATACTAATTTCTTCTCATGTTCTACTATATTTTTATATAATGATTTATAATATGGCACTATATTCTCGTCATATTCTTTTATAAAATTACTATCCTCATTCACTCTTATAAATGGATTATTTATCAGTTTTCTCCTTATTTCCTGTATTATCTTGTCATATCCAACATATTCTTCATTCACTTGATCATCATCACTATTATTAAAATTTAATACCTCTTTTACATATGTTGCGGTTATATTCTCACTGTTTGTTACATCCACTTTATCATTTAATAAATCATCCAACTTATCATCCAATTTATCACTAAATAATAATGTAGGCTCCTCAAGACCAATTGGAGGACCAAGCGGAAACAATGCTGTAACATCCGCACTCCCATAATTAATTGTACCCATTAAATAATTAATAACATATCTATATTGGTCAATCTTATTAACACCATATACTCTTATAATATGATTTATTAATGCTTTCTTAATTGTTAATAAATAACTGTTTTGTATCACAATCATTGTCGTTATTGTTATACTTTTATATATATCATTATTGATATTATTAATGTCAACATTATTTGATTCCATATATCTCTGATCTAAATATTTACATAATCTTTCTAAATATGATTCAATTGTTTTCAAACTATGATAATGTGTTTCCATATTCACTAAATTATTATTGATGCTCCTAACCAAACTAATATTATGTATCTCTAATACAATCTGTTCCAATATCTTCGAATATATATTTGATATATATAAATGAATATTCTCAATCCTTCTAACAACCTCACCCTGTTTATTATAATTCTTTATTACTGAACCTAATATAAAATCTTTCATTTCATATAGATTAGTTGGTGTTGGTACACCATTAACTGGTATTGTTATTTGTGGAGCATCTAATTTATTTAATATGTCAACAATCGAATTCCTAAAATCGGATTTAAGATTGACTGCAATAGCTCCATTACTCAATATTCCGTTAATTGTAGTCAACATTGTATCTAAATTATATGTAGCACCATTTGGTGTAATTGGAGGATTACCCAATGTTGTGATTTGTGGACTAGTAGTTGGTTTAATTTGTGATACTAATCTTTCTAATTTCGTTTTTGTTTCTTCCAATTTTGTTTTTCTATTTAAAATATTAGTTCTTTTAGCTCCAGTAATAGATAATAACATATCATCATAATGTTTAATTTTAGTATCAATTTTTGCAACCTTTTGTTTATAACCAAAATCTTCAACAAACGTATCAACATTTGTATTTAAATAATTATATATTTTTCTATTATTATTGCTAAACATAAATAGATCCATTTTTGATGCACTGTATTCTGGATCATTTTTTATTGTTGGATTTACATATTTATAAAACAAATTTTCTAACGACGCAAATGAACTTCCTAATAATGAATACCATATATTATTTAATATAAATAATGGAAAATAATTTACTATTTCAATGTTCTTTGGTAAATTCTTTTTTAGTTCATCATTCGTTTCAAATATTGTCATCATTATGTCTTTATACACTTCTGAATACACTAATTTTTCGTTCTTAATTAATATATTCTGATGTGTTTGTTCGTGTAATAATGCATTCATTAAAATATCATTATTATTTGTATTTCTATAAAATAAATTAGTTTTGTCTAATAATTCATGAACAATATCATAATTTCTCGATTCAATTGCATATGTTATTGGTAAATTTCCATATATATCTGGATGATTCATATTTATACCACGATTAACTAATGTTTTTACTACTTTTAGATCGTTTGATAAACATTGTAGACCAACTGGATTAATAATTGATTCATCCATATTATAGTAATCATTTTTATAATGTATTTTTTTCTTTTTTATTTCATCATTCCCTTTATTACTTACATTATATTCTGATTTTTGTATATCAACTGTTTGGTCTTCCATTAATAGTAATTTTGTATTTATTATATTATATGCACTTGTATTTATAATATCATCGTCCTCATCATTTAATATTGTATCATATAATGTTTCATTCAGATCCGAAAAATTTACTCCAAATTTTATTTCTGGCAGTGTTTGAATATCCAGTAATGAAACATCTATCGTTTTTATATCGTCTAATATCTCTTTCTGTATTTTTGTTGCCGCTGAATTATAATAACTATCTATATTTTTGTTCAATATATTGTCTACTCCCTTTGCTATCAATCTATTCACTAAACTTTTTATATTCATATTCCCACTTATATTCTCAAGAGTTCCTAATTGTTTCTTAACCGCATCCATTATATAGTCATATAGATTTGTATATTGAGCTGACTGATATCCAAATACATAATATGGCTTCTTTGATGGACCAGGACCTATATATATTATTTCACGTCTCGTATCTAATACCATCGTTATAAATACTCTTTTTAGATTTATTATTATATCACCATATGATGCATATTGTTTAACATACATATCATTATATGAATTTGTTAAATCAAATGGTAATTTTAATGGATCCAATAAGTCGATATAGTCTGGTGATCCAAATGATGTATTATATTCACGAACACCTATTACACCAATTGTATCATTTGGATTATTTGGACCATTTAATGGATTACTGATTTTATCATAACGAACAACTTTATCATATGGAGCTGCATTAAGAGGAACTGGAGTTGGGAATGGTGGTGGAGCTACTCTTACAAAATATCTCTCTTTAATTAATAAACTATTTTGTTGTTTTTCATCTCCACGAAATATTGATAAATTATTATCATATGGAACATCTATCTTGTCCGCATATGGAACCATTAATAATCTTCCCGGATGTGTTGGTAATGGTTTCCTCTTATCAACTATTTTTTTATTTAAATCTGAAATTTTCGCTGGTAATAATGCGGCTGATATTGTATTTATTTCTTGTTCAATTTCTACAATTTTGGGACTCCGTGCACTACCACCTACTGGTCTTTTTAATTCATCAACCAAATATTTTAATGCGAATAATATACTCTCTTTTATATTTAAATACCTTCCTATGGCCCCTCGTACTGCTATATAACGACCTTCCAAATTCGGAACAGTTGGACCAATCATAGATACTTCTGGCATAAAAATATTAACAAATTTCAATCCCCGTGTTCTAAATAATTCTCCAATACTTTGTTCAATATTATCTTCGAGTTCTATTTGTGTTGAACCATAATAGGGATATCCACTAATAGCCGCTGCCGGCTTGGCTGGATCATAATTTGGATTAAAACTACCTAAATAATCACTTGTTATTATTGGATCAACTCTTTTATTTATCCAATCTTTAAAATAATCTATTTCTCCATAATTTAATGTACCATCTGGATTTTTAAATTTTTTATCTGGATCTTGATCTATAATATCATTTATCAGATGTTTTTGAGTTTTATTTGTCGGCTTATATAATAAACCAACTAATGGATTATAAAAAAAATCAGGAACTTTTAAGTTTGTTGTTACAGTTGTTTTATCTTTATAAAAATTGAATCCAGGTGGATTACCACCACTATTATTATAGTTTAAAATTAATTTTATTGTAACACTCATATGAACAAGATTTGTGATTCTATACATTTTTTCTTTTATTATATCTGGAGCCATAGCTGCTATTATTAGAGCTCTATATCTTTCATCATATTCAGGGCCATTAAATATAAATGGTTCCATATCCTCAATATATTTCTTTCTATTATCGTCTATAACTAATTGTCCAACAGTAAATGGTTCTATATTATTAAAATTATTATCTGGAACTGCATAATCATCAATTATGAATTCCATATCTGGATCAATAATAGGATGTGATTGACTAAAAAATTGTTCATCAATTTGTTGAGCATTATCATAATCAATATGTGGTAATTTTTTCATTGGTTTATTAAAAATACCAACTATTTTGTGGTTTTCAGTTGCAATCACATTGCCTGAAACTGTAATAATTTCCTTAAATGACAGAGTATAATTATTTGGATCGTATTGTGGATAGTTCTTGATAAAATTCAATCTACCGTCTAAATATGCTTGGACCACTGGTAATGGTGCAAATGGTGGCGCTGGGTTTGTAGTTAAAGTGGTATTTATAGCAGGTGTAATTGTTAATAATTTTCTAACAAATGCATAATTTATAAGTAATGTTTGATGGGCATTTAAAATTGAAACAATTATATTTACAGATTTATTTACCTGTTCATTCTGTTTTTTTATTTTATCACTATCTTTTTTTATGCTGTCCATTATATCATTTACATATTTTTTTAATTTATTTGGCATCACATTAAATTGATCATAATGCTCTTTATTTAATCCTTCTTTCGACTCATTATTTAATAAAAACAAATAATATGATGTAAATTCATCTATATTAAAATTTATTTGATTCATTAAATGATACATTGAATAATAATTATATTTAATTTTTTTAAGTTCATCATCAGCATTGAGAAACATTTTAAAATTGTTTTCCAACTGTTTTTCCATACCAGCATAATATACTTTAAAAAAACTAAATAAAGCAGAAGTTGTATAATATTCAGATTTTTTTATGTTTATCACCAATTTTATTTTTATGCCTTTTGCAATATCAGCCTGATCATAATTTTCAAATATAACTTTAGATGAATCTTGATATACATTATTTGAATCATAAGTATGTTTATATTTTAATGGTATTTTTCTTTCTACATTTTCTTCTCCATTTGATTGACTATACACAAAAAATAAATCTTTTGTTTCTGGTTCTATTTTACTTTCTCCTATATTTATTGACATATTTATTATATTATTATTTGGTTGTCCAGGCAGAGCTGTCAATGATTCAAATAATATATGTGTTTTATATCTAATTGCTACTTGTAATAGATTGTTTGTAAGAAAATTATCATATTCCGTTTTTAATTGGTTTCTTATTTCTGTTACATCTTGCCCAGCAAATGTCGGACGTCTTGCCATTACCTCGTTTGCCGCATACATCGCACATCGAGTTGCAATATTTATTTTAGTTTCATCTGTATATTTTCCATATTCTGGATAGTTTTTAAGATCAAACATTGCTCTAGCAAATGCATAACCAGCATGCTGTGCTGCTAATTCTACATACTGTGTTGTTTCATTTACAAGTTGTGGATTAACATTAATTAAATGTGTTGAAATCACCCTTGATAATACATCTTCAATATTTTGTTTGATTGACGGATCAATAGGTGTTCTTGCTACGCGAGGTCGTCCTGCTGGTGGGTTATCTGGAATTAATAATTCTAAACCAAGTACCATATTATTACTTAAAATTCTTGCATTTGATAGAAATCCATTTGATTGGGCCAATAAATTATTCAATACACCAATTTGTCTATTTAATTCAACAATTTGTAGTGCAAAGACTGATCTTCTTGCTTGATTTTGTGCTGTTACACCTAACGCATCACGTTGTTCCCTTGTTCGAGTTAAAGATTCTTGAGTTCTTGTTATTTGGTTATTTATTGCGATATTATATCTTTCTGCAAGTCTAACAAATATTTGTGTTTCCAAACGTACATTTTCAATAAATTGTGTGCGTTCTGAAAGTGATCCTATCGCAGTAAATGCAGCTGTTATAGCGGGTATATCTGCAGCTGCATTAAATTGTGCATATATTGTTGGTGCCACACCAATTGCATTCATAAAAGCGATATAGCTTCCTTGTTGAGTAAGTGGAACAGTTGTACGTGTTGCTATTGAAGTTACAGCCGTTGCTTGAGTATTTGCCAACGCTACATAATCAAACGGTTGTATTAGAACTGGACCTTGACTAAATAAATTAAGACGATTTAATGTAGAGAACAATCTAATTCTACCATTTATAAATTCAAGATATACTGGTTGTATTGGATTTGCATTAAATACTGGATCTAAAGGAACCATTATACTCGATAATGCTGTGTTATTTGGTCCTGGACCACCAACTGGATTTACCAATGCATTATACACTTTATCAATTGTAGATGTACTAACACGAGGAGGTGGTACATTATCTAAAGTATCAATCCCTATTAAAACTGCATCACCACCTAATATTGTTTCTAATGAACTTCGTGATATACTATTTAAATCATTATATATATTATTTTTTGATATATTTTGTGATTCATTTAATGGACTGATCTCGGGAAGTGGCTCTATATTATATATTTCTTTTGGATATGGAAATTGTGTAATAAGATAACCAAATGTATTATATAGTTTTGTTGTGTGATCTTGCCCCTCGATATTGTAATCAGTTGCAGGACCTACATTACTTCTGTAATGAGTTTCTAAACTATAAGATGTGTCATCATCATTTTTTACGAGATTGATGTAACTACCAGTATTTATACATTCGATACCCAAACTAGTAGTAAATTTATGATAATTAGTGTTATCTTTTGGTTCTAAAACATGTGTTATAATTGGTTCACCAGTTGATTCATCAGTTGATTCACCAGTTGATTCATCAGTTGATTCATCAGTTGATTCATCAGTTGATTCATCAGTTGATTCATTCGCCATAATTTTTAACATCTCAATGAATTCATCTTTTAAAAAATACTCTTTATAATCAGGATCAGATGGATAATGATATATAAAATCATTAATATGTTCGTGTAGTGTTTGAATATGTAATTGATATTTGTTTTCATATTTATTGATAATATCTGGATTATTGTATAGTGTTTGATGGTTTCCAATATTTTGTTGTAAATTTTCTGTCACATTAGAAATATTAACTGTATGTAATTTACGTATGTTATCATATATATCACCAATAGATGTATAGTAATCATTAAAAATAGTTGAAAGAGTACCAATTTCACTATTATATTTGGTTGTGAGACTAGAAAATAATTGTTCAAAAGCCTGATTAAAATTAATATTATTCAATGAAAATATATCTTTGTCAATAGGATTACTACTAAAATATGTTAATTTAAGAATTTCATTTGTTATATCGTCATTACCAAATGAATCATTGTTTTCGAGTTTTAGTTCAGTATTAGAATCTTTAAAATAGTTATTAATTTCTGTTACATTTTTTTTGATTGTATCATTGATAGTAGATGTGGTTTTAAATTTTTTATCTTTCACAGTAAATGTAGAAGTACTAATTATTTTTTGTAATTCTGACATAATATTTTCTTTTTGTGTTTCAATATAATCTTTATCTGGTGGTAATTTTGATTTATCTACATTTATACGTAAATATGTGTTGCTATTATCAATAATATTTTTAATAGCTCTCAATGGATAATGTAAAGGTTCATATTGTAGTCCAATAGCTGGGAAATTACCTACTTTAAAATAATCATTTAAATGTTGCCATAATGCTCTCGAAATATTATTAATATCTCTAAATTTTATTTCTGGTTGTGGAATTAAACTTGAACTCCTAAATGATGGGCATGCTTTTACATATGGTTGGACTGCAAGATGTAAAGCATTCTGTTTCATATTATTTAAAACATCTAAAGTTGCTCCTTTAGATATCAATAATTCCAATATGTTATTTAATTGTAATTTGGATGATAATAAAAGTGGTGTTTCATCATTTGCATCATATGAACTTATATTCGCTCCTTTACTAATTAAATAAGTACATATTTCCAACTTTTGATCGGGAGTAATTCGTGGATCTTTAATTACAACATGTAATGGACTATCATTATTAGCATCTCTAATATTATTAATAGTAAGTTTATTTGAATTAATAAAATCGGTAATTTCACCTAATGATCCAGATAATAATTTACCAAATAAATTTTTAATAGATACATCATCAGTTTTATTAGGATATGGAGCAGGGATAATGGGTCTTTTCTGTGGTGTGGGTTGAAATGGCCGATTTGGTATAAATGGCTGTAATGGAATTACTGGTTTTTTATTCATGTTCAATATAAAACAATTATATTTTAAATTTAAATTTTATTTTGTAATTTCAAATTATATTTTATGGATAAAGCACTCGCAACAGCCGGATCTTCTATTTCATCTATTTCAAATGTGACAATCGCTTCAAACAATATCCTTAACTCTCTTAATTTAAATTCTTCTAATCTCACTGTCACTAATCTCACCGTTACTAATATGCTTACTGATCTTAATTTATGTTATCTTAAATATCTTGAAATTTCTGATCTTTTACAATATACCATATCTAAAATAGGTAATGCATCCCTATATTATAATAATGGAGTTTTATATATTGTTTCCAGTTTTAATAATTTTCAGGGCAATTTTGTATTTAATAATATAACATCACAAACTAATTATACATCAATTAATACTTCTCTATTTAATGTTTATAATTCATTGCCTGTTTTTGGCACTAATCCTGCTAGCACTAATCGTATTGATCGTGGTATTATTTTTTCCTATAAATCTTCCACTAACATCTCACATAATGCTCTTTTACAATTTTACTATTCTAATAGTGATATAACAGGAAACCATTATTTCGCACTATATGATCAACCCATCAATCCATCTACCGGTATAGAATATACAAGTAATGATATTAATAATATACAATCATATCTTAATTATAATTGCCTCTCCAATTTATTATTAAATAATATTAAGTTAAATACAATTAGCTCTATTAATAACCAAAATATTGTCTTTAATAATCAGGTTATTTTTAATAATATTAATGGAGGTGATAATTTTATTACTATTAATCATAATCTTGGATATTTAGCTGGTATCACTTTTAATACATCAATCGCTCGTATCTATTTTAATTCACTATTCAATGATACCATTTTTATTAATAATAATCTTAATGTATTTAGTACTATCAACTCTGTTAATCTATTTATTAACAATGGCATTCTCGGTGTTACTGGCACTTCTTATTTTTATGGTAACTCTAATATTTATGGCAATTTAGGTATTACCGGATCTTTTGGCCTAACTGGACCATCTAATTTTTATGGTAACTCTAATATTTATGGTAGACTCGGTGTCACCGGATCTTTAGGTATAACTGGACCCTCCAATTTTTATGGTAATTCTAATATATATGGTGATTTAGGTGTTACCGGATCTTTAGGTATAACTGGCCCCTCCAATTTTTATGGTAACTCTAATATTTATGGTGATTTAGGTGTTACCGGATCTTTAGGTATAACTGGCCCCTCCAATTTTTATGGTAACTCTAATATTTATGGTGATTTAGGTGTTACCGGATCTTTAGGTATAACTGGCCCCTCCAATTTTTATGGTAACTCTAATTTTTTTGGCAGTGTTGGTGTTACCGGATCTTTAGGTATAACTGGACCCTCCAATTTTTATGGTAACTCTAATATTTACGGTAATTTAGGTGTTACCGGATCTTTAGGTATAACTGGCCCCTCCAATTTTTATGGTAACTCTAATATTTATGGTGATCTAGGTGTTACCGGATCTTTAGGTATAACTGGACCCTCCAATTTTTATGGTAACTCTAATATTTACGGTAATTTAGGTGTTACCGGATCTTTAGGTATAACTGGACCCTCCAATTTTTATGGTAACTCTAATATTTACGGTAATTTAGGTGTTACTGGATCTTTAGGTATAACTGGACCCTCCAATTTTTATGGTAACTCTAATATTTATGGTGATTTAGGTGTTACCGGATCTTTTGGTATCACTGGACCCTCCAATTTTTATGGTAACTCTAATATTTATGGTGATTTAGGTGTTACCGGATCTTT